GTGCCACTTCCAACGTCCATGCGTGGTTCTGGCGGATGCGCTCCATCTTGCGAGTACGCACGGCTTCCAGCGTTTCCGCTTCCGAGGCGCTGCCATAAGCACGCTTGCCTTGAATGTCTTGCGGGCTGATGTAGTCGTCATACGGGAAGTGGGGCACGGCGAAGACGTGCAGCTTGCGGCTGGCGTCCTTACCTTGCGTTGCACGATCACCACGCACGCGGTCCACGATCAGAGCACCGTCACGAGTGATTTCCTCAAACGTCACGGTGTGTTCAGCCACCGATTCGGTAGCGAAGATGCCAAGTTGGCCGATGGTGCCCCACTGGTTGGGGACCACGTTGATTTCTTCAGTCCAGTCAGTGACTTCGAAACCGTTGCCGAAACTACGGATAATCATTTGTTGTTTCCTTTTTGGGTTAGGTTACTGCTTTGAATTAGGCAGCGGATTCGCACAGGATGCCAAGCGCCTTAAGGGCGTCGTACACAGCTTGCTTCTCTGCATCGAGGTTCGTGCCAGCACCCATCGTGAGAGCGTCTTTCGACACGATCACCGGGCCGCGAGTGAGAACCAACACCTTCGTGTCAGTGGCGTTCGCCAGAGTGATGTCACCCGAGAGGCCAGCCGAATCGGCAATCAGCACAGCGGCAGCGTTTTGCGAACCATCGGCTGCAGCGGCGTCTTGCACCTTATATTTGCCAGTAGCAGTGACCTTGCCGAGCACCGTACCGACCTTGAGGGTCTGAGCAGCGTCGTTCACAGTCACAACATCGCGGCAGTAGCCCAGTTGCGGTTCATATTCGTGCTTCACAACGGCGCTGAAGCGAGTGGAGTCAGTTGCAATGACAGTCATTTTCTTTCCTTGTTTGCTTGTGACGCTTACTTAGCGTCGGTTCCTTTGTACTTTTCACGCAGGAGTTTCATTTCCTTCGATTCGGTACGGGCAGGGTTCGTGGCATCGACTTGACCGTCAACACCGACTTCCGTGAAAAGAGCAGAGGTTGCCTCAGCAGCAGCCTTACCCGTGAGAGCCGAAGCCACAGCTTGGAAAGCTGCGTCGTCAAGACCCTCAGTGGCAGCGAGGAACGATTCAGCTTTCGCATCACCGATCACGTCCACCACAGCCGCTTTGCGAGCGGTCATTTTGCGTGCGTGGGCTTCTGCTTCCGCAGCGGCCTTTGCAGCATTCGTAGCATCAACGGCAGCTTGTGCAGTTGCGAGTTGTTCATTCGCAGCCGTGAGCTTGGCGTTGGTTTCGTCCAGCAGTTCGGTCGCGGCCTTCAGGTCAGCAGCGAGCGAGTCGTGCGCGGCCTTAAGCGTACCGAAATCGGACAGGAGTTGTTTAAATTCTTCGGTATCAGTGACGCTCACAGCGAGCGACACAGCATCCGAAGCGTCTGCTTGCGGGGCCGCGTCTTGAGTGACTCCCAGCTTCTTTTTCAGTGCATCCAGCATTTACAGTCCTTGTGTCTGAGTTGCGATGTAGTCGATAAACTCTGCACGAGTCATCACCTTGTTAACCAGACCCAGCTTCAAGGCTTCTTCCGCCATGAACATCTTTGCCTGTGTGCCGCGCACGTCTTCTTCAGACATGCCCGTGTTTTTGGACACGTGAGCGACAAATTGCGCGTACATCGCATCCACCTTTGCCTGCAATCCGGCAAGGAAGTCAGGCTTCCACTCACCGTCTGCATCGAAGGGAATCTTCGACTCGCCTGCCGAAATGAAGGTACGTGTGTAGCCATTCATTTCCAGCGCCTTGCTGTTGTTCACGAGAGCGATCAGCACACCGATGGAGCCCGTTTCCGCCGCAGGGTTGGAGATAACTTCGTCAGCCGCACATGCTAGAGCGTAGCAGGCAGAGGCCGTGACACCATCGTTGTAGGCGATCCAACGAACGCCAGCTTCGTCGCACATCTTACGAAGTTCGTCGGCTGTTTCAAAGGCACCGTAGCCCTCGCCACCACCACTGTCACAGTCCATGACGATAAGCTTCACGCCCATGTCAATCAGTTCGCTCGCGTCAGCCAGAAGTTGTTCGTAGCTCGTACCAACTGCACCGCACATGCCCATGACAGGCTTGTAGGTAAGGGCTCCGTGCACGTTCAGCAGGCCGACCTTGCCGGTAGCTTGCGGCTTCGGGGTGACATACTCAACACCCTCTTCGTCGCCCATGAGGATGATCCCCATGTTGCGGCTGTCAAGGTAGTGCGAGATTGCAGCGAAGCCTGCATCGCTAATCAGGTGCGGACGGGAGTAGATAGACTCCGTGAGCCGCAGTAGTTTGTTCTTGTTGCTCATTTTTCGGTCCTTCCCTAAGCAGCGTTCTCGTTGTTTCCAGCGGAGCTATCCTTACCGGAACCCTTACCGCCGATCTTGGCCGTACCGTTTCCAGAGCGGCCAACTTCCATGCCCTTTCCGCTATTCGAGGAAGCGCCCGTAAGCTTTTCCTTGTCAACGGGAGCGTCATCAGGCAGCGGCTCGATACCAGCCACTTCACGAATCTTGTTCAGCCAAGGCCGATCAATTTCAACCAGACCCACGGAGGCAACGCGCTGCACCAGCTTGGAAAATTCTTCCATGCTGACTTCTTCGATATCTCCAGCCTTGAACTTCGGCAGTTCTTCGTCTGTCCAGCCGTTAAGGGCGAACAGTTGCGGAACCAAGTCCGTATTCAACACTTCGGCAATCTCCCCGAGTCGGTGACTCAGGGCAAGCGTCAACATGTTGGTTTTGCTATCCGCAAGACTGAAGGAACCCCCCTCGTCTTGTCCCATGGCGATGACATCAACGCACAGGGCTTGCAGAATCTCCATCCGATAGCGTTGGATAACCGCGTCTAGGTTTACGCCCGAACCCTTACGCTCAAGCAGAGACACTTTGAACAGTTCAAGCTTACTCTCGGGGTCTGCCATCTTAGGGAAGACCAGACCACGTTGCTCACCATTAGCGAGGTTATCAACGATACGCTTGCACATGTCATACACAGCCTTATCTTCCGGGGAAGCGTTCGGGTCCATGTACTTAGGCGGAATCTCGATTAACGGGATGCCCGCGAGGTCTTTAGCGATGCTAAGCAGTTCTTGGTCCTGCAGCAGTTCCAGTCGCTTGTAAGCGAGATAGATCGGCTTCAGGAGGCTTCGCCCTTGCGGATTGCCCTTTGTCGCGTCAGCCGTGAAAAGCAAAAACTTCACACGGGGAATTTCAATCACGCCGTTTTCGTTCGTGACAAGATTCTTGTATCGGAACGAATTTTCAAGATTGACTGTTGACTGTCCAATTGCCATCAGATCACGGCCATCGTCAGAGAAAATCCAGTCCTTGATTGTGTCTTGGCCCCGTGGTGCGAGCTTGCGCAAACCCACCAGACCATCGTTATATTTGCTACCATTGTTGCGCAGGCGACGACGGAACACCTTTTCCTGCACCGAATGCCCGTACTCCAGATACGTTAGCACTTCACTGATAAACGAACCCCAGCTACCTTCCATATCATGCATACATTGCTGCACGAATTTGGCGCGGGCTTTTTGATCATCCGTGGCGTTCTCGGGAGGTTCCACAGTCCACTTCACACGGGAAATCAACATCCGGTAGACATTGAATGCGGCGGCAACCGTAGGGTTAGCCCGCATTTCCGAGACTGTCTTTAGGAAGGCCGGGAATTGGAAAACGCGGTTGGCTTCTTCTAAGATTTGTTTATTTGTAACTCTGAGCCCGGAGAAGCCTTGCTCGCTGAAGCGCACGCGGGGCAGGGAGGCGTCGGAGTCGGCTGAAAGACCAGCCGAATTGTCTGTGCTGTCTTCAGCCATCTTTCGCTCCTATTTTCTTAATACGCGGATTGTAGCATAAAAACAACTAACTGTCAAGGGTTTTTAACTACTTTCTTGACAATTTTTGAATATTTGCTATTTAGAGAGCCTTGGAAGCGGACTTGCTTGGCTCATATCAGGGATACGGAACGTAGGAAGCACCACTTGCTTGCAAAGCTGGTTGAACGCATCGGACGTGGCGTCCACCATGTCATCGTGTTGATTTCGCTCGCCAGTGAAGGTTTCCAGTTCGGTAAAGTATTCATCGTTCCACTCTCCACGGACACAACGCACAAGACCGGCCTCGCACATAGCAGCGAAAGGCAGGAAGCGTTGTACCTTGCCAGAGTGCCCTGACATCGTGACGGAGCGTACAATAAAGCCACGCTCTGCCAAATATCTTACGAAGAAGGTATTAGCTGCCTTGCCACCAGCACCTGCATCCCGAGGAATGGTCAGCGGCACGTCCATGCCGTCTTCCGTGCCTGTTGCAGCAATATCCGTCAGCACGCCGTCCGTCAATTTGCGGAAGCGTTTTACATGCTCGATGTAGTAGATGCCGTTTTTATCGCGAGATAAGAGGACGCCCGCCGTGTAGTCAGGATCGGGATTCACTTCTGATGGCACGGATGCCGCCAAGTCCCATGACCGTACACGTGTAGCATCCACCGGGGGCGCACCGACGATTGGCACCCAAGCACGTTGAAAGTAGCTGGAGCCTTCCACCACAGCAGTCCACGAGCCGTGCAGGAATCTAAGTTGGGCCACGCGAGTTTGCGCAAGCAGGTTGGCGAGATAACTTGGGTTGTTTTTCAGCAGGACGGGGTTGTCATAAACCGTCATAGGGATAAAACGGAAAGACATCGGAATGAAGTCTTTTCCTAATTTGTATCCTGCTCCATGCTCTGCGTACAATGCCTCTGGTGACTCCCCCCACTTCACCTTACCCGTCAGAATAACGAACCAGCGCGTGATGTTTTCTGTGCCAGACACCGGAACGCCAGTAGTCTTATCGAGACACCACTCAACCCACGAATACAGCCACGATTGGCGGCTGGGGTTGCACGTAATGGTGACACTGAGTTTGCCCTTGTAGCGTGCACCGCGAAGACGACCAATCAAGGCAAGGATGTCTTCCATCTGAAATTCAGCGCCTTCGTCCACGATGATGTTCGTAGCCTGCCAGCCTTGCACGTCTTTGCGATCAGCGGGCATAGCTACGAATTTAATAACAGCGCCGTTCGGAAACACCCATTCCAATGGTTGGACTCTCCATTCAGCCCCAAAATGCGGGTAAATATGCTTAGCCTCATCCACCAGCCCGCCAATAGCCTTAATCAGCGGGTAGGTAAGACGGACAATAAGAACTTTAGCGTTAGGGTCTTGGCAATATTTAAGCGCCTTCAATAGCGCCATGTAAGACTTCCCTCCCCCCGCTCCACCGCCTACTAACAACACATCTGTTTCATCGTCCGTAAGGACTAGACGCTGCTTTTCGCTACAGGGCCGGGTGTCGAATTGTTCTTCGGACATGTTGCCCTCCTGTTTTGTTTCTTCCAACGACAAAAGCCCAAGCCTCCACTGAAGGCTTAGGCATTGAGCTTTTGCGACCCCGTGCCACGCTACAAACATGCTCCGGGGTGTTGGCTGGTCATTGCTACCAGCCCTCTCCACAATTAGTCCCCGCTGTTGTTTCTGCACGCATACGGGCCGCGTGTGCCGTTTGTTTAGACAGGACGCGCTCCTGTTCTTCCCATCCCACGAGAATCGAATTAGTGCTGGGTTATCGCCAGCGAGAATTCCCTACAGCCTAGCGTCCTAGACCTTCACACGTAAATCCGTGATGTCGCACTCCCCACAGTGGAGAGCCCTGTCATTTCAGACCGAGACAGGTTTGACGGGATACTCTTTATGTTCGTCCCGCTTACCATCCATGCGGGTCTGCTGTTTCGTCGCAGAGGTATTTTCTCGCTTCACAGCGGTACTCGTTTTTAACGTCCCCAAGGTAGGTGATAGTTTTCGCCCACAGCCAAATGTGTAAGGGCTGTGTCGCGGGCTATGCCCTAGAAGCGAAAATTGCTTGTGGTTTGTCGTAGCCCCTGAAAGGAGGAAAGGCAGGGCAGGCATGGTTCACCCACGCTTCTCAATGCATACGCATGTACCTGAAGCCCTACGAGGTTGATCGCTGTAGGCGACATCAGGCCGACTCACTCAGTAGCTCTTACCGTCTGCGTATCGTTGACGGCGAGAGTGTCTTCCGTTCCCCTTGTTCTTCGCTTTGTATGTTGGCGTTTGACTGTGGCAGTTTGGACACAAGCAAAGGTTGGAAGGCTGATTGTTGGACGAGTTACCGTCCTTGTGTTCTAATTCCAATGTCAGTGGTTTTTCGCACCACTCTGACAAGCCGCAGCACGAACACTTGTAGCCGTCACGCCGGATAACTGCCTTCTTGGCAGAACGCGGGTCTGTAAGCGTTGTCTCACCAGCTAAGAACTTCTCATACTTCTTGCGAAAAGAGAACTCGTGCTGACACGATATGCTGCAATAGCTGTTTCTCGATAGCGACGTTGGTTCGCCGCAAGTACGGCAACCCGACATCTACTTTCTTTCTTTTGGTGCCGCAGAAAGGAATCGAACCCTTGACCCACTGATTACAAATCAGTTGCTCTGCCAACTGAGCTACTACGGCGTGGCTCCCCAGCATGGTATCGAACCACGGACCTAGCGGTTAACATCCGCTCGCTCTGCCTCTGAGCTACTAGGGAAAATAAGGCAAGCAACCGAAGTTGCCGCGTCTGCCAGCCGGAAGCTAGCAGGGATGTTCTGGTACACCTACAGGGAGTCGAACCCATGATTGACCGCTCGAAAGGCGATTGTCCTAACCGTTAGACGATAGGTGCATGACAAGGTGTTTACGTGCCCTCGATACTCACGACACGAAGCTATTTTCCCTGACGGACTTACGTGTGTACTAGCGCCTTGGCAAACGGGGTGGGATTCAAACTCACAACGCACGGATTTGGAGCCCGGCCCTTTATCAGTTAAGTGTACCCGCCTGTATTCTTGGCCCCTGTGACGCGGGGCCGTGCGACCTGTTTATGACTCTTGGTAGCAGGCTACCGCAGGGCTGTTAGATTTAAGCCCATAGCTTCCGCTTAGATTCTGGTCCGTCTAGCACGATTCGAACATGCGACCCTCTGGCCCCTAACCAGTAGCTCTGCCGGGCTGAGCTATAGACGGCAAATGGTAGCAACGCCTTGGAGTCGAACCAAGCACCTTCGCCTTATGAGGGCGCTGCTCTAACCGCTGAGCTAGCCTGCTATGTTTGTACGAGCCTTTCACTCGATAGGACGGCCTTGGACAAGGTGCCATCTACCTTACCGGGGCGCGACCCCAGCGTCGTTTCGCACTACGGCTCTTACGTCCGCCAAGCTCCGTGCCAGAGCGATGAATATGGGGAAGCCTCGCACTACCTCGGACGTTCCACGCGCGGTATACGTCTAACTTAAACTCTGGTGGACCTGACAGGACTTGAACCTGCAACCTTCTGCATGCAAAGCAGTTGCTCTCCCATTTGAGCTACAAGCCCTGCGTTGTTTCCATACTTCGTATTGTACAGGTTTTACGCAGCTTGTCAACTGTTTTACAGCTTATCTGCCGCAATGAACAACGCATCGAGTGTTGCATCATCCAGTCCGAGTGGTCCTGCGAGCATGGCAATGAGAGGATTGCTACGCTCCACAGCCGAAGACTTCTCCCACGTAATTTGGGCCGACATGCGTTGCGTCACGTCCGGGATAGCTGCGATAGCTGCGTCCACGGCATCCAGCTTGCCAGCCGCCAAGAGGGCGAGTTGGGCTTGCCGCATAGTGACACGCTGAGGCACACCATTCACCGTCGCGGGCACTTCGTATTTGTCTCTAAGTGCCTGAATCTCAGTCTGTGCACTGGTCAAGGCACCATTGGCAGTATTAAGGTCTGCTTGCAGTTGCGCAATCTGAGCGTCCTTGTCACTCAGGCTTGCGAGGGCTGCGAGATTGATGGCGTTGCCAATGTCCCCGAGGGCTGTAGCGTCCTGCACACTGACTCCGCGAGGGGAGAGAATGCGGCTAGAGATTTCCACGCCATCACTTTGAATTGCTTCACGTTCCGAGACATGAACGCCTTGGACGTTTGTGCCATCATCGGTTAATCGGACGAAAAACTCGTTCAGTGTTTTGGTTTGTGTCAGTGCCATATGATTAGCCTACTTTCCAGTTTGTCCCGTCAGAGTAGACGGGGGTTGATACGGTGCCACCACCGGACACAGTTGCGCCGAATGTTGGTGCGGATGCGTCAGAAACGTGGGAACGTGCGCCGTTACCAGCCGTGGAAGCACTAGGTAGTGTAGCCACCGTAAAGACTTGCGGCTTCAGGTTGCGAAGTTTCAAATCCGCGAACGATCCTGCAGAACCATTGTTGACTTCAAGCACATTAGAGGCACTCCACGACAGTCCTGCGGTGAGCGTCAGCGACGTTTGTGCACCGTCCGTCCACTTGAGGCCGTGCCCTGTGCTGCCCGCTAAAATAGGCCCGGACGTTCCAAACGCGAAGCGGTCGGAGCCGTTGACGTATACGAAAATTCGCCCAGAGTCCGACGCAGCGTTATAGCGCAAACCGGAGTTGCTGCCAAAAAATCTGAAACCCGGCGCTGATGAGCTATCATTAGCAACAAACTGTGCGGAATACAACTTGCCAGTTGTATCGTCAAAGCTGAGTGCTGCATCAGCGAAGAATGCACCAGCCTTGTTGTACTGGACTTGCGTGGTAGCACCAGCCGGTGTGGCAGCGACAGCGATGTTACCAGCACCGAGAACGGAATTCCCATTGACGGTCTTAATGTTCGTTCCAGACACCAGCGTATCTTGCTTGGCATTCAATGCGGCTTGTTGAGCCGTCGAAACTGGCTTGCTGGCATCACTGGTGTTATCAACGTTTCCAAGGCCCACATCAACCTTGCCGAGCGTCACTGCGCCAGTCTTCCCAGCTACGGATTGCACGGGAGCCGCAGAAGCAGCCTCGGACGCTGTTGTGTACTGCGGGTGTGGGTCAAGGGCTGCTTCATGAGCAGCTACGGCGGCTGTAGCTGCTCCCACTGCATCTTTGCCATCGAGGGCAGCCTGCTGAGCTGTGGAAATGGGCTTCTCTGCGTCACTCGTGTTGTCTACACTACCAAGCCCCACACTGGCCTTGGTGAGCCCCGCAACAGCGGCAGCGGCTGTCCCTGCAGCTTCCTTTCCATCGAGTTCGGCTTGTAACCCAGTAACGTCCGCAATCTGGTGCGTGTGGGCGCTAGGAGGAAACGTAGCGGGCTTACCCTGCAACGTGTCCCACGTGGCACCCCCGAGAGAATCCAGCCATTCTTGCTCAGTGCCCACAAAACCATTATCGACAGCAACGTCATATGCACTCTTGGCAACGCCCTGCGGGCCGGGGCTAGCCACTTCAATGACCGCAGGTTGAACTTCCCGCACCACGAGTGTAGTATCAGTCATCGCGTCACTTCCTTCGTTACTAACACGCTTCCGGCGATGAGACGAACAACATCCCCACCTGACATCACGATTTCAAGATCATACACCCCGTACTCCCAAGTAAACCCACTGGTTGTCACGTCGTCTAAGACAAGAGAAATGGTGCCATCAGCACCGCCAAGGGTGATGCTGCCATCTTCAGTCGTAAGGGAAGCCAGCACCGTGTTGGAGCTAGCCGTGCTTCTGACTTGCATTCTGGCTGCGCAACCTGTCAAGTCTACCGGGCTTAGCGGGTTTCCCGCCTTCCAAACCAAAGACTGCCGGAATGTCTCTCCTTGGTTGATTGTGATGTTGACGGCTGCTACCATCTTTCTTCCTTTTGTCTTTTTAGACTTGACGCACGTTGTCGAAGTCCAGCTTCGGCCCCGGCAAGGTGTTCGTGGGCTTGCCGCCTTCGCCTAAGGGGATGGGTTGACCCTTTGCCCCACCCAGCTTCGCTTGGGCTATCAGCCGTGCCATGTTGTCATCGTTGATTTGCTTGTTTGCAGCCAGCACAAAGGTCAGAATTCTCTCTGCCGCTTGCTGACGCCGCAGGCTATCCGCCTTCTCGTCTTCTAGCACGGAAGTCAGGAAGTCAACTGCCTTCTTCGATGCCTTGTCCAATGCCTTTGCCAGCTTTGTCAGTTCATGCTCGTCCTTCAGGAACGTAATCACGGCTGTGGTAGTGCTGTCTGCGTTCGGCACGGTAACTTCTGTTTGACTCACTCTAACCTCCTTACTTGCACAGTTAAAGTCTCTAGTGTAGCACATAAACAACAGTTGTCAAGCGGTAAGCTTGATTCCTAGGTTGTTTGCTATGCTTAAGCATACGCTACAGCAGGGCTAGGCCACTATTTACTAACCAAACTGACAATCCAGAGAACTGCTGTAGCGTATGCTTAAGCAGGCTGAAGCAGATGTTTCAGTAAGCTTCTTGTTAGAAGCTAGGTTAGAAGTAATGGTGGGCTTAGTTGTACGCTGAAGCATACGGCTGCAGCAGATGCTTAAGCAGGGGCTTAGTTGTGCGGTGCTGAAACGTCATTATACAGGGCTGAAAAATCGTGTCAAGGCCGTTCGTCGGTGTAGGGGTATTATGTTGTTTTCATACAACATATGGTTCGTTGCTTGACTTGTAGGACTACTCCGACTACAATCATAGGTAGCTAGAAAGGAGCTAAGCAATTGAACGTATACTGGAGAAACAGCAGAGGCACTCTGTCACAGGCTGAAGTGGCAACGTCAGACCACTTTGAGGGCATTTTGGAAGTCAAGGAGTTCCTTGTTCAGAGCGGCGAAGGCTACAACGAACCCGTGCTAGCCGTCATTCGTGGAGGCAAAGCATGAGCCCCTACCGCGACGATGAGGACGATACCAACCCCCAACCCGATTATGACCGCTTGCAAGAGTGGTTTGAAACCAAAGAAGGAGAGAATGAATGAGCGAAGCAAAAACGCTGGTGGATCACAACTACACGGGCATCATCCGCCAATTCCAAGCCCATGTGCAGCACGGCTGGGAAATCGACCCCAGCAACCCGCCCGACATCTGGGGCGTCGCCTATGAAGTGCACATCGTCCGCAACGACAAGACGTTGGCCGCAATGGCAAGCCGGGTGCCGGGTGCTGAACCGAAGATGTCCCGCGAGGAAACTCTACGCATTGCACGAGAAGCCAAGGCTGCCAAGCGGGCGCAAACGGGGCAGGCAAATGGGGATTGACCCCACCGAAAACCTGCCGAATGGCCTTGCGGGCATTGATCGAGTTCTGGCGGACCTCGATAACGGCAAGGAACTTAACATGCTCATGGTGCGCAACTTGCTCGTGGCTTGCCGGGATGCACTTAGGGAACTTGGCAACCACTGTAAGGAGCTTGACATTAGCCTTACGGCGGCTGTTACAGGGGAGTTACCCGAGCGATATACGCTGAATCAGCTTCTTTTGGCGCGGAGGGCTAAAGCGTACATAAACTGGCTGAATACGACGAAAGATGTGCGTGATAAAAGTCGCCCAGAAGGCAGTAACGATGCGATGATTCCACCTAGCAAGCGTAGTTAGGTTGACTTTCTATGGTTATCCTGTACAATGGTTTAGAAAGATGGTAAGCGGTTTGCCATCTATATAACCAATAAAGCATAAGGGGTGATGCTTCATGCGCCATAAGGCACGGGACAACCGTAGGAAAGAACAAAGACAAGAACAAGAGCGGGCTATAAAAGACAAGTTTCAAGACATTCGCCGCGAACAGGTAGCCGCCCAAGCCATCACACCCCTAAACGACCGCCAAGCGGAGTACATGAATGCCATTCGCACCAAAGACCTTGTGATCGCCACGGGGTACGCGGGCACGTCAAAGACGTTCGTGGCAACCTGCATGGCCGCTGACGCCTTCCGGTTGAACGAGTGCAAGCGCATTGTGCTAGCCCGGCCCGCCGTATCAAATTCCCAAAGCCTCGGATTCTTTTCTGGTGATGCCAATGAGAAGATGACGAATTGGCTCATGCCCATGCTGTCGGTGCTTTACAAGCGCCTCGGCAAAGCTGTGGTGGACATCGCCATCATGGAAGGCAACATCGTTCTCCAACCCCTTGAAACGATCAAGGGCATGAGCTTCGGGAAAGATACGTGGGTTATCGCAGACGAAGTGCAGGACTGTGAAATCGAGGAAATCAAGAGCATTGCTACCCGCTCCGGTGGATGCAAGATGATCTTGTGCGGGGACATTCGCCAGTCAGCCCTTGCTGGTGACAGCGGACTGCGCATCTTCGCCGACATCGTTGCGAACAACCACCGTCTGCAGGAAAGTGTGGCACTTATTGATTTTGACGAGCACGAGCACATCGTGCGAAGTCGCCTGTGCCGTGAGTTGATTATAGCCTTCGATAAGTCAGGCTACTAAGGGAGTGAAGTAATAATGTACGATTACAAACGGCCTATTCGTCGTAATGACGATGAAGACGATGAAGACGAGGGCACTGGCCCGAAGCCCTTCAAAATCAAGTTCGCTCCGGTTGCGACGGCATACAAAGCGTTTGTGAACCAACCGTTTGCTGATTCACGTCAATTCGAAGACCTTGTGGAAGTGCTGGACGTAGCTGGTCCCAACGATGTTGTTGAAATCAAGCTTACCACTCCGGGCGGTTCTTTGCAAGCCGTGCTTCCTGTGCTAGCTGCTATAGACGCTACGAACGCCTCTGTGTTCGTGCACGCTGTGTCGGACGTGGCAAGCGCCGGAACGTTCCTTTTGATGATGGCGGATGACGTGTACATCAACCCGCATGTCACCATCATGTTCCATCAGGTGACGTTCGGAGCCTTCGGACAGGGTAACCACGTTGAAGACCGTGTGCAACACGTGCAAGGCGCTTCCAAGGCGTTGCTTTCGCAGATGTATGACGGCTTTTTCAACCCTGAAGAGTTGGCTGCTATGTTCAATGGCAAAGAGTTCTGGATGGGAAAGGAAGAATTCGACAGGCGATATGCCGCTCGCACAGCCTATCGAGAGGCTGCTATGGCAGCTTCGATAGTGGAAGAACCTCCGAAACGACAACGTAAGAAAGCTTGACGATGAGCCTACTGCTTCGGCGGTAGGCTTTTTTTTTGCTTAAGCCTTGCTTTCCTTACTTGCTGTGGTATGATGCACGCATTGGGCGGGTGAAGCTGGGACAAGTGCACATGGCGGGTTCGATTCCCGTCCCGTCCACCAACATTGAAAAGGAGAGACACTATGGCGAAAGCACACACTGAAATCATCCGAAGGGTTTGGCTGGAGGGCGAACCGGGCGGGGAGTTGACCATCGGCCCAGACTGCGACGGGCTTGGCATGGTCCGACTGCACACTGAAGGCAAGAAGGCTGAAGAATACTTCAGCAAGATTGATCTTGTGCTGGACCCTGAAGTGGCCCGGCAAGTTGGACTGGCCTTGATCGCTGCTGCAGAAGAGGTCAACTGAAATGGATTGGTTCACGAGTGACCTCCATTTCGGCCATAGGCTGATGATTGACACGGAGCGATATGACAGCCCACATCGTGTCCGTGCAAGCGTGGAAGCACACGACGCTGCGATCATTGACGGACTCAATAGGTGCGTGAAGCCGGAAGATACCCTCTACATCATTGGCGACTTCAGCTTTCACAAGCCTGAAGCTACGGCGGACATCCTCGCATCCATCCGTGGTAGGAAGGTACTTGTGAAGGGCAACCACGACCACCGCACGAAGAACGCTGAAGGGGCTTTGCTGCCCACGCAGGTGAGGATTTACCTGACGGAGTTCCACCACTATCTGGAGCGCACGTTCACCATCAATCCTGAGGGACCGGGACAGCTTGTGTGCATGTTCCACTTCCCGATCATGCACTGGCATAAGCAGCACTACGGCTCGTGGCACCTTCACGGGCATTTGCACGGCAACCCTTCTGGCGTGCCCGGCAAGGCGCTTGACGTGGGCTGGGATGCTCATGGCAAGCCGCTGAACATCATGGAGATTAAGGCGCTTATGGACAAGCTCCCTGCGCGTGCCAACCACCATGAACCGCAGGTTGATTACAAAAAACTTTTGAAGTGGTACATCAACCACGTTGGGGAGTGCGAGGGCGTGAGCTTCCTGAGCGACGTTGGCACGAAGTGGGGTAACACAGACCCTCTGACGGATGCTGAGAAGGCTGCGTTGCTGGAGGCTGCGCAAAATCAAACACCAATCTTTTCCAAGGTCACTACGTATATCCCGTAGTGCTCGGCCTCATCGGGTTCTTGCCCGCGCACGTACTCAAGAAACCGTTTGGCGTCTTCTACACCGCCCTGTTGAATCTCATTGCCGAAGGCGTAAATGCACAGTGGGCTATCCGGCTTCTCGGGATACCGGGCAATGTGTTCGCCATCATCCCCGTGGGGTCTTCAAAGAATCCCCGCGTGGAGCAGGCTAGGCTGTGGGACGAGCTAGATAGAGAGACGGACCCTTACTTCTTTGAGTTCGTAGTGCTTCACAACGAGAGGCCGGATGCAGACCATGATGGTCCTAAGTGGTGGAAGCCCTGCGGAGATTGGCTGGAGTTTGATCTTACGCCTGACCAATACAGCGACCTAATGAAATAGCAACACAACGAAAAGGAAACAAATGAGCAATAACCAACTCCCCGCACAGCCTAGCAACATCCTCGATGGCTTGCTGAAAATGCCCGCACCAAAAACCGCGTCGTTCACCTTCATTTGCGAAAATGCCGCGTTCAAGGACGAGGGATTCGTTCCTTCCATCACTGCAAGCCAATACCAACGCATCAAAGCTATCCTTAGCGAGCAGGGCAAGCCCGAAATCATTCTTCCGGGTCAAGACCGTGCCTAAGCCGACGAACGAGCCCACGCTGCAGGAGAAGTACGATTGGCTGTGTGCCAAGTTCTACGTGCACAACATCTGTGCATGGGAAAACGATGGCCTGCTTGCTGTCCGCTCTAGCACGTCTATGTACTTCCAATTTTCTCCGCAAGAGCCCTTGCCTATGAGCGTTGACCGTGCTATCGTCTTCGCTATGCAAGAAGAAACCAACAAACGAAAGGAAACTACCACATGCTGAAACCAAATCAACTTCAAAGCCTCATCGCCCGCAACAGCAGGGATATTGCATCCGTCTACCGGGAAATCCATGCCACGGCTGCGATGCTGTCCCCTTACAAGGACCACTACGAACTGGTGGATGGCAGCCACAGCCTCTACTACAAGGTGACGCCTGATGAATACAACAAGCCCTTCTATGCTATTTTGTCCAAGCTCCAGTCGAAGCGCAAGCAATTGGAAGACCTTCAGCGTTCGCTCAAGCGTGAACTGAGGTCAGCGCAGCGCGTTGTGCGTGCTGCGAAAATCGTTGCTGCGGCTGGCATCGACAAAATGCTCGTTGCGGACCTCTCGCATCAGACCTACGTGAACGAAAACGGCAAGATGTTCTGATGAAACTGATCGTCGCAGGGAGCCGCAGCATCAAAGACTACGGCATCGTGCGGCAGGCAATCATTGACAGTGGACTTTGGGCCTTGCACTCTGCCTCGCTGGAGATTGTTTCTGGCTGTGCTGGGACCGCAAGGGCAAACCGTACAACGCTGCAGCGGGGCACTGGCGCAACGGAGATATGGCAAGATTTGCTAATGCTCTGGTGGCGGTGTGGGACGGGCACAGTAACGGTACAAGGGACATGATCGAGCAAGCCTACCGGCACAGCCTGTTTGTCTACGTGCATAACCTGAAGGAGAAAAGATGAATTGGTTTGTGATGTTGAACATGGCGAACGGCTGGATTACTCCGTTGGTGGACGACAATGGGGTGGCGATGTTCGAAACCTACCAAGAAGCTAAGAAAGCAGCCCATGATAACCTACTCGGGCGTGCTTACGGAGCTATTGTATTTAACACGTTAGATGATGGGCACGACGTATGAGCAACGAAAAATGGGATAAGCGGTTTCTGGACCTTGCTGTGCTAGTGGCATCGTGGTCCAAAGACCCTAGCACGCAAACCGGGGCTGTGATCGTCACTGCCGACCGTAAGGGTGTCTTCATCGGCTACAACGGCTTCCCGCGTCCGATGTTTGACATGGAGCACCTGTACGCAGACCGCGAGCAAAAGTACAGCCGCATCATCCACTGCGAAATGAACGCACTGCTGCAGGCTGGTCCTGCCGCTGAAGGAGCTACGCTGTACACGTGGCCGTTTGCTTCCTGTGATCGTTGTTTCGTACACATGGCACAAGGCGGCATCAAACGCTTCGTCGCGCCGAGGCTGACGGGGGAGCGGGCCGAACGGTGGGAGCCCTCTCTGCGCAAGACGCGGATGTATTCCGTGGAAATGGGCCTGCAACTGGATGAGATTGAGTATGAGCCTCAAGTCAAGGTGGACGTTGCTGGCGTGCAGGAAAACCAGAGGGCATGGGACAAGTACCAAGCCTCTCGCAACATCATCTTAGGTGGAAAGTGAGAAACAATGAATCTACGCGATGAATTCGAAATCGATTGCTTGTTCGGTATGCCGGGGCTCCCGGCTAGGCCGGGCATGCTGAAAAAGGGTGTTGAAGGCAAGTACAGGAAGGACGTGGAAGTGGTGTTTCAGACGTGGGCTCGTGGGCATAGGTCTTGCACCGTGGATGTTCGCAACTTCTTCCGTCGCACGTGGCCTGATACTGATCCCGTGCCCGCAGCCATTCTCCGTGTCCTGCAAGAAGAAGGGTTGGCATCGAAATGAGTCTCAGAGCCCTACGCAAGCTGCGTACAGCAATGCACGGCTACCCGGACACAGTTAAGTTTCCGGTGAAGGACAAAGGCTACGACCCTTTTACCGGGCAGTGCTGGAAGCCGCGTAAACGGCCCATCGCGTGGTGTCGCATCACAACGTGGCATGCAAAGGCATGGAGGAAGCTGCAAAAGGTGTACGTGAATGAACGTTTCGGCCTCGTTTCCGACATCTTCTGGAGGATCAAGACATGAGCATCACCGTCCGCGACCTCGTTTCGTGCACACCACGAATCAACGGCTGCACCGCCGACGAGCCCAACCTTCGGGACATCCTTATTAGCTACTATTTGTCTTTCTTCACCACGAACGAAGCAGAGAGACGGGCAGACCAATACCTGTATGCCCTGAAGAATCACTTGAACATGGCACGGAGGCTCGTGTGATGGCTCAGTCTCTGATGTCCCACAAAGCTTGCGTAGATTGCAAACACGCTGTAGTGCTGGATTGGTCGCAGATAGAGTGTATGCATCCTAAGACTGGGACACCCAACCTCGTTCATGGAGGGTTCAAATATTCCCCCGCTTCGATGATGCGTCATTCGTACCGTTGTGGACCCGATGGAAAACTGTGGGAGCCGAAGGAAGTTCCTGTTCCTGTGAGTTTCTTCAGACGGCTTTGGAGGAAGCAATGACCTTATGAAAAATATGCCCAAAGGCGGTTGGCCCACTCACTACTCCGCTGCAGCCCGTAGCTTTGGCCCTCAGCGGGACAAACGTGGTAGAATCGTCTGCAACTGTGGAGGCTATTGGTTTCCTCATCGCAAAGGCGGGGGAGCCTGCGACCATAGCAAGACGTGCATGGAGCACAGGATGAAACGCTATGGAGAGTGACGACGAACAGCTAGCCTGCAAACACTGCGGCAAACCCATCCTGCCGGGCGAGCCTTGGCACACTGTGTCGCAAATGCATTGGGAGTGCCACGAAGAAGCGTACCCTCCGTTGGACAAGTTGATTGCAAAGCTGGATGCGAAGTTCTACGGCCCCGATTACGTTCCTCCGAAGCCACGGAAGCGCCCATGCCGACCCGGCGACGGGCCGACAGCCCGCAAGCTTGCTAAGCGCCTTGCCGTTCTCGTGCGTGACAAGCTCGGGTACGATGTCCCTGAGGAAGACTTCTGGTTTTGGGTGCAGCCTCCCGAATATCGCGGCCCCCGCTGGGACTTGGCTGTGTGGGGCTGTCACGTCAAGAGCCCGGACATTCCGGGCGGGATGCTGATGCTCAACTCGTGGGACACGATGACCAACCTGCTGAAGGCGAAACACCTTGGCCTGACCCATGATGGCGGAATGGAATGGGGCGTGGGCGAGACGGCAGGCTAGCACGTAATAACCCTACAATCAGTGTGGAAATATAGGCCCGCTATGGCATCTGCTGTAGCGGGCTTTGCTGCATTTGAAGCTCAAACGAGCTACGAATGCTACTCCAATGTAGCTTTTCACAGGTTATCCACAGGAAGGAAGGGAGCAACGAAGTTATCCACAGGATGTCCACAGGCAAGCGGTAGCAGGCTTACGCTAGGCAGGAAAGAAGCAAAAATATAGCGGGAAGCCGCATAGATACTGGATAAGCTGTGGATAAGTTTCTACTTCGTAGGGGCAAATATCGAGCGAGGTTGAGAGGTTGGTTTAGTAGGGCGGCAAACGGCCCGGAATGCCCCAGCGGAGCCGATAAAGTATCGTTTAGGGCTCGTTTCAGGGCATCGGCAAGGGGTAGTGTACTCCTGTGGCCGCGCGAGCGTGTAGGGCCTCTAATCGCGTCCTGTGCCAGCCTACAAAACATCATTGGACCCTTTGCTGTTTTGATTTTTGGCCTATAATGGCCCCTTCGATCATTCATCGGAGGTGTTCCCATGCGTCCCGCATTCGCCTATTACCGTGTTTCCACTCGTGAGCAGGGTGACAGCCGCAACGGCCTAGAGGCACAGGCTAAGGCCGTCCAAGCATTCGCACAGGGGGCAGGCTACAGCCTGCAGGGTGAATCCGTAGAGGTCGCCAGTGGGGGCCTGCCCCTGCCCGGGCGTCCCATCCTGCAGCGGCTGCTATTCCAAGCCCGGCACGCTAAGGCTACGGTGCTGGTGGCGAAGCTTGACCGGCTGAGCCGCGATGTTGCGTTTATCAGCGGGCTCATGGCACAGGGCGTTAGGTTCGTGGTCGCGGAGTTAGGGGATGATGTTGACCCCTTCGTGCTTCACCTGTATGCAGCCCTAGCGGAGAAGGAAAGGCGTCTGATAGGTGAGCGTACCAAAGCGGGGCTTGCGGCCCTTAAGGCTCGCGGTGTGAAGCTTGGCAATCCGAAGAATCTAGCCTATGCGGGCTCCAGCGGGCGCGACGTACAGCGTAGGCAGGCTGATGATTTCGCGGCCCGTATGCGGCCCACCATCGAGCGTATGAGGGCTGCAGGGATGACTATCGCACAGGTGGCTAACGAGCTTAACGCTACGGGTGTACCGACAGCTAGGGGCGGGGCATGGGGAGCTACTACAGTAGCTAACATGCTTTCGCGCTGGAGGCAATAAGATCGTTTGCTGCTTTCGTTCGTTGTTGTTTTCTTACCACGGTTTGTAAGAATGTTGCGCTAGGGGGTGCTTTGACGCAAGATTCTTTCATTTCTACTGCGTTAATAGCAAGCACGCGCTGTGAATGGAACCAATCAAGCTTTTTACTGTCCCATTGGTCAGTAACAGCCCTAGCCCATGTCCAAAGAGTCAAGCTTATGTCTGTTTTTCAGACACTCCAGCCAACCCAGCCTGCTACTGTACGCCTT